AACAAAACGATCCTTGCGCTTATCTTCCATGGGGTACCTCCTAGTTTTTCTTTTTCTTCTTAGGTTCAAGGCGCAGATGGACATCAATGTGATATCCACTCTGGACTGCCTTGACGATTTTGAATGTAGAGTTTCGCTGCAACAGGAATTCATTCTCGCTGCCATAATGGGAAACAGGTGCAACATATGCCCCTCGACCGGTACCGGCAGGGACTGTGATGACGAATCTGTAATCGCCACCAAACTGCGCACCCTCTGAAGCCGATGTGGACATAAATCCTTTATCAGTCAGTCTTGCACCGGCCCGCGCCATGGCGTTGATCTCATCTACGGTTTTGTTGCCGCCGAAGATCGCGCCGCTGGCACCACGGAATACCGTCAGGCTTTTCTTGAGCTTGAACTTATCAAGGGCATCTGTAATGTTAGCGATTGTTTCCTGCATCCGCGGCGATGCATTGTGTAGGCCCGATATGCGTAGGGCATCATTGATGTCTTCATATGCGCTGCCCGTGTAATACCGGACTGCCGACAACTGGTTCGGTAATAGATTGCTGCGCCAGTCCGGAAACATGCCGTTGGTCTGGTTCACTCCGAAAAAAGACTCCGACTTACTGGCATCCGTGGTTTTGAAGGCGCGACCGCCTCGACCTCCCATCCAGCATCACCTCAGTTTCCTGAGCCGCTGCTGATGGGCAGGGATCGGAATAATGTTTCCTGCGCACCACTCGGGGATCGAACCATGAAAAAAGATGGTGGCAGGTTTCAGCCGCGCCATCATCTCTTCATAACCCTGTCGGAATAGGCGCTTGCTCTCTGCATCCATCTGTGTCCCCACAGAGGATATCGCAACAGCGCCGCCAACAGGCTCACCGTCAAAACACCAGTCATAGCTGCTTTCATCGCTCCAGGAGATGCTGGGAATGACTGTCATGCCATGTTCTTGCCAGTATCGACCCAGCCAGTGCTTACGGTAATGATTGTACAGTTGTACAGGGAAAGGGAAATCAATATAGAGCGAAAAATCGGGTGTACAAACACACTTGAACTTTTCGAGCATGGGCATATAGAGCTCAACACCGGTCCATACGCGAAAAAACTGATAGTCGCTGAGAAAGAAATGGACGGCTTTATCGCCCGGATTATCGCAGCGTTTCGCCTGATTAAAGCCAATAAACTCGGCAGAATCAAGCATTACCGGTGCAATTTCGGGGATATTGTAGCGTCCAACGCCACCATACACAGCTTTATCCAGATTCTCGCAGTTTCTCATCCACCATAGCATCCTGTGCCTCCTTCATTTTCAGATAATCAAAAGCCCACGGTCATCGTAGACGGAACCACCAGCGCCCTGGTTCTTCATGGCACGATCCAGCGCCATGACCAGAGCAACTGCTCCGTCCACCTTTTCCGTGGACTTTTCCTTATCGATTTTGAGATTACCCGCAGGGTCAGTGCGGACAAAAGCATTATCCATGTTCCACCGAAGAACAGGATGACCACCATGGGCAAGCTTCTTTTCCAGAACGATTCGCATCAGTTCCTTAGTCGGCGGACTCATATCTTTAAAGCCCTGGCCAAAGGGGACCATCGTAAAGCCGTCCCCCTGCAGATTTTGAACCATCATACTGGCATTCCAGCGGTCATAAGCGATTTCACGAATGTTGTATCGCTCATTCAACTGGCAGATAAACTGCTCAATAAACCCATAATGAACGACATTACCTTCAGTCGTTTTGATATGCCCCTGCCTCTCCCACACATCATACATAACGTGATCACGTCGGACGCGGAGAGGAAGTGTGTCTTCAGGGAGCCAGAAGAATGGGAGAACAATGTATGGCTCGTCTTCTGAGGTAGGAGGAAAAACCAGAACCAATGTAGTCAGGTCGCTAGTCGATGAAAGGTCTAGCCCCGCATAACAGGCACGACCTTCCAGCTCATAGGGGTCTACATACCCGGCGCAGTCATCCCACTTATCCATTGGCATCCATCGTACCGACTGCTTAACCCACTGATTCAAGCGTAGCTGACGGAACATATTCTCGTCCGCAGGAGTTTCCAGCGCCTTTCTGAAGGCATCTCGCACCTTATCAATGGCGATGGTATACCCCAGAGAGGGGTTAGCCTGGTACCAGTTTTTTTCGTCTGTCCAGTCTGCGTTATCGGGCAAGCCGAAGATGACAGGGTAAAACCGGGGGTCCCGTTTTCTGCCTTCCAGGATATCCAGCGCCTTCTGATGTACTTCCCAACAAATGCTGTTTCTGTCAGTCCCAGCGGTGGTCAGGAAAAACCATAAAGGCTGCTTACGAGCATCACCAGATCCCTGTGTCATAACGTCATAAAGAGCACGGGTAGGCTGGGTATGCAACTCATCAAAGATACATGCACTTACGTTCAAACCATGCTTCGTTGCAACTTCACTGGACAAAACCTGATAAATGCTGCCCGTGGGCTCGTATACCATGCGTTTGACAGAGGGGATGATCTTGATGCGCTTGCTGAGTGTCGGATTCTGTCGAACCATGTCGACTGCTACATCAAATACAATAGCAGCCTGCTGGCGATCCGAAGCACAAGAGTAAACCTCCGCTTTCCATTCGCTGTCGTTCACCAGCATATTCAGAGCAATTGCGGCACCCAGTTCGCTTTTGCCCTGCTTTTTAGGTATTTCTATGTATGCCGTCGTGTATTGACGCTTGGTAGGATCATCATCATCCACCGTGCCAAAGACATCACGCACTATTTTCTCCTGCCAAGGTAGCAGTGTGAAGGGCTTACCATGGAATTCGCCCTTGGTGTGCTTCAGGCACTCGATAAACCGCACCACACGATCGGCTTTCTGCTGATCATATGCCATTACCAGCCTCCGTTCAGCAGCGCTTCCATCGGATCATCTGCTGACCCAGCATTGCCGCCATCCGCAATGATACGAGAGCGAGTTGCTGGCGTCAGGCCGAATTCAGAGCAAAACGACTGCATGATTTTCAGATTCTGCTGTGCAATGGAGACCTGCGGAACCTGCTGTACATAACCGGAGGGTGTTTGGAAGATGGAACCATGCTGCGAGATAAACTCCTCCGCTTCTTTCCAACGGGCATATGCCTGGCAATAACCAGCGAAGGCTGTCAGATCTGCAGTAGTCAGGACACCCATAGCTTCCAGCGAAGGGCCTAAGCGCTTCCATTCCTTTTTAGCTTCATCTTCAAGCCAGTCAGGGCATTTGATCTTACCCTTGGGCGGGATTGGTTCACGATCGTTCAGAGGACGCTTTCCCGGGTTCCCCTCGAGCATTTTCAAGGCAGTCGGCTTGGGTTTTCTTCCTCTGGTAGCCATCAGTATCACCTCCATTCTGCAGTATTTTCTGTAGTTCTTGCTTAGTCGGATACCGTTTGCAACTCCCGTGTTGTTCAGGGCACCACATCAGATGCTCACACTGGGGCATCAATTCTGATGCGAATCTGGGAGAAACATCAGCAATGGCTGCTTGCATTTTGAACGCAATCTCGCGAATGAACTCCTGTGCCCTCACACACATCCGTTTGTGGCAGAAATGAATCAGCGCTTCAGGTGTAAAACCCATGACCAGCTCGCTCGTTGTTGCCCGGGGAAGAACGAAGTTTGCATCTTGAGTGGCCTGCTTTGCGTTGCAACCACCATCTTCAAGAAGCTGTTTGATCACACTGCGCTTTTCGTTTATGTGATTCATCAACGCCTCGTATTCTGCCAGCGCAGAAGCGTTACGACGGATGGTAGCGGGGGTCTCCCACTCGAAGCCCGACTTATCGATGTATCGAAAAGAGGCACAGTTTTTTACTACCTGATCTGCCGGAATACTGGTTACGGTATCCATTGCATCTTGGAATCTGTAGTTATCCTGAAAAGCATACGGAACATCTGTGCCAATCTCATGACGCATGCATTGTTCTGCGGTTCCGCGATCCAAGCCTGTGATTCTGAATTTGATGTACTCACAGCGGCTCCCGCTCATGTGACCACTTCGTTGGCACGAAATACCCACACGTTTTGCATGCTTTTCAGGAGTGTCATAACAGACACAAGCAAACTGGCCATGCTTCTCGTATAATGCCTTTACATCATCCGGATTGAGCAATGTTACAGTGATCATTCCTGGCCTCCCTGCTTCTGAGGAACAACCGCCGCATAGGGGAGTTTCTCGCCATTTCGCAGCACCCAGATATCTGACGTGTCCTGCCGATATACTGCATACCGTTCAACAATCACGCTGGCATATCGGGGGTCAAGCTCCATCGTACGACAAATACGGTCCGTTTCTGCACAAGCGATAAGTGTACTACCAGAACCGCCAAACAGATCCAGCACCACAGCGTTTGGTGCGGAGCTATTCTTGATAGGGTAAGCCAGAAGCGGGATAGGCTTCATAGTCGGGTGTTCCTTATTGCGCTTCGGTTTGTCAAAATTCCAGATGGTTGTTTGCTTGCGATCTGCGAACCAGCGATGTTTGCCATTGGGCATCCAGCCGAACAGAACAGGTTCATGCTGCCACTGATAGGGTGAACGACCAAGCACCAGGGAGTTCTTGACCCAGATACATACACCTGAAATATGGAATCCAGCCTCTTTGAAAGCACGTCGGAAGTTTAACCCTTCTGTATCCGCATGAAAGATGTATGCAGAACCGCCTTCTGCCATATAAGAAGCCATATTCCGAAATGCTGCAAGCAAGAACTGATAGAACTTCTCGTCAGCCATGCTGTCATTCTGAATCGATTTTCCATCTGCAGATTCATAGGCCACATTATAAGGCGGGTCGGTGATTACCAGATTAGCTTTTACGTCCTCCATCAGCCGCGCTACATCATCAGCGTTGGTGCTGTCACCGCATACCATTCGGTGGTTTCCAAGCATCCATACATCGCCAGGCTGAACAAAAGGCTGGACTTCATCAGGGTCAATATCGCAGTCATCATCTTTGACATCTTTATCATGAACCTTTGAGAAGAGGTCATCAACTTCTGCCGCATCGAAGCCAGTTGCGCCCAGGTCATAACCAGAAAGCTGGAGATCAGCCATCAGCTCCGCCAGTGCCTTCGGCTCCCATTCACCGACAGCTTTATTTAGTGCAATGTTGAGCGCCTTTTCGTCCTGCGGATTCTCAATGTGCACAACAACACAGTCGATGGCAGTAGCGCCATCCGCGACAAGCACCTTATACCGCTGATGACCACCAACAATATTGCCAGTGACTTCATTCCAGATGACCGGGTCGACATAGCCAAAGTCATTCAGACTTCGCTTGATCTTTTCGTACGCGGGATCACCAGGTTTCAGGTCTTTTCGCGGGTTGTATTTTGCGGGCTTCAACCTGTCAACCGGGATTCTTTGCAGGTTCATTTCAGTATTCATGGCTGACCTCCTTGGGTGATAACAATATTTCTTCAGGCCGCTTATCAGAGCGGCTTTTTGTGTCCTTTGATAAGTGGATACCCCCACCCCCGAATTTCGCGAAAATTCACGCGAGAGTGGGGCGCGGTCGCTTAGGATAGGCCCCCAGAGATTCGATCCCCCCTCCCGGGCACACCACTTTCGCCGGGTGAAGTGCCCGACGGGGCCGGTTCTGGGGCACCCGGGGGGCCGGGGTGTACCGGGGCGCGGTGGGGGCGGCAGCCGGGGGCGAAGGGGGTGTGCCGGGTGGCGCAGGCTGGGGACCCGGGCGGCGGGGTGTGCCGGGCGGCGGGCTGGGGACCTGCAGCCGGGGCGGGGGCCTTCCGGGGCGGCTTTTCGCGGCGCGGCGCGGGCGGGGGCGCAGCCTGGCCACACGGGGCCTTTCCCAGGCGGCAGCCCCTTTTCCCGGGCGCGGGGCCGGGGGCGGCACGTGGGGCCTTTACGGCCCGGACACGGGCAAAACGCGGGGGG